AAAGCTATTAGAAACGTCGTTGCCAGCGGTCAAGCTTTAGAAAATGGCGGCACTTATGACGTTAGTGATTCAGACGCGGCGTTATTAATTCGGATGGGTAAAGCAATCGAGGCAGTCGAAGCGCCTGCGTGTCCACCAACTCCACCAAAGCCTAAAAAGGCAAAAGTAATTTCAACAAATGGCGATAGCAACTGATTCCTTAGATGCAATATTTTCTGATGATCTTGCGGTAACTGTTGTTGCTGGAGGTGTAAGCGGATTAGGGATATTAGATGAACCAACAACAATCATTGCAGGCGATCAAATAATTAGCACCGATTACGTTTTACATTGCAAGTCGTCATCTTTTGGAAATTTAGTCGGAGGCGATAGTATTTCTGTTGATTCTGTAAATTATAAAGTTCGTACCTGTGAAAAAGATATTGACGGTCTTACTTGTCAAATTTCACTAGAAAAGGTTTAAGCAATGGCATCTAAAAGGGAAGATATACTCGCAGCAATTAAGACGGCGTTAGCTGGAACAACGGGAGTTTCTACAAGAATCTACAGAAGCCGGACTATCCCACTCGCGCAAAGAAGCCAGCTCCCCGCGTTAATAATTGAATGGTCTAACGATGATGCGTCACTTGAAACCTCGGCATCTTCAATTTTTTGGTCGTTAACTGTAACCGTTACGATTCTTTGTTCTGGAGATGTACCAGATCAGGGCGTAGATGCAACGTTACTTTCGATGCACTCAAAAATAATGAATGATGTAACGCTAGGGGGTGAATGTATGGACATAGCACCAACAAATCAAGCTTTTGAAACGATTGACGGTGATAGCCCTATTGGTGTAATGACTTGTTCTTATTTAGTCAGATACCAAACAACAACATCAAATTTGGCTTCTTAATACGTCTAAACAGCGATAAGGCATTAATATAGTTGCATAGGTTCACGTTTTGGTAATGGCTAAAAGTTACAGACTAAGGCAACTGCTTTATAAGATCGAGTCAAGCTATGGAACAACGCCCACAATCACGGGAAGCGATTATTTAGAGGTATTAGATCTTAATATCGAACCGATTGTTAGTGATGAGGCAGAACGTCAAATTATCAGCGGGTATTTCGGGAATTATCCTGTTGAGTTAGTTAATAAAAGAGCAAACGTTACTTTTAGTTGCTTCTTAAGTGGATCTGGAGCCGCCGGAACTGCGCCTCGTTATGGCGATTTACTCAAGGCCTGTAATATGACGCAGGCAATTGTAAGTTCTACATCTGTTACCTATTCACCTAATTCAAGTACAGCGGGAGATAGTGTTAGTTTTTATGTAAACTATAATGGAGTAAGACAGATTTTAAAAGGAAGTCGAGGAAGCTTTAGTATCGAGATGACAGCAGGGGAATTGCCCGTAATTAACTTTACTTTTACAGGACAATTTGCTTTGCCGACAGATAGCGCAATTCCGAATCCCACAAAATCAAATCAAGCAACGCCCGTCTCTTTTGGTAATTCAAATACAACAGGTTTTCAATTATTTAGTTATGCGGGTGCTTGTCAATCTTGGTCGTTCGATATGGCAAATGAGGTAATTTTTAGATCTTTGGTTGGGGCATCAGATACTATTCAAATCACTGATAGAAAACCAACAGGGACAGTTGTATTAGAAGCGGTTGCAATGAGCGCAAAGAATTTTATCGACGCTGCTAGTAATTCCGCGCAAGGAAATAATATTTTGATTCATGGAACGCAAGCGGGTAATAAGTGTCAGGTAAGTTGTCCACAGACAGACTTAGGCGCGATCACCTATGAAGAGAGTGACATGGTTTGGATGCTTAATTGTCCTTATCGTGCAATTCCTACAGAGGCAGGTAACAACGAGTTTGAGCTTAAATTCACTTAACATTGCGTTAGCGTAATAAAGGGTCTACCCTACGCATAGATATTAAATACTAATGGCGTTTGTTTTAGACGAAAAAGGCACGATTAAATGGCCCATTAAAGTTGAAAGGCCTTCAGGAATTGGTAAACATTCAGTTCAAACATTTACAGGAGAATTTAAGTGGGTAACTCAAACAAGACTCAAAGAAATTAGCGAAAGTATTAATACAAACTCAATAACAGAGATAGAATTAATTTCTGAAATTTTGGTTGGTTGGGAAGCTGTTAATGATGAAGATGGAAACCCCTTAAAATTTACAAAGGCTAATCTAAAAAAATTAGTTGACGTACCAATGGTTGCGGGGGCAATTGCTAGGGCTTTCTTTGAGGCTCTTAATGGAGGCAAGCGAAAAAACTAATAGACGCCGCTGAATATGCAATGGGAAAAGATAGGGTAATTGATCAAAGACAGGAAGACGCGGCGATTCTTGGTATTACTCTCCCCGATTTAGAACCTGAAAAAGACTTTGTTGTATTAAAGGAAAATTGGCCTGCGGTTGAATTGTTTTTAAGGTGTCAGACTCAATGGCGTACGTCAGTTGGTGGAGTTATTGGATTTGACTATTCAGGCGTAATTCCCCTTGTTACTATGTATGCATATAGCAAAGAAACCTTCGAGGATTTTCAAATTATGGAAGTTGCGGCGGTTTCACTCTTGAATAAAAAGGGGTCTAAATAATGCCTAGAGGAATACCCGGATCAGGTGGCGGTAAATATGGGTTAACTATCTTTGCCAATGTAAAAGGGCAGCAAAACATCAAACGTCTTGGTAATTCGATGCAAGGCGTACAAGGTCAAGCTAAAAACCTTGCAATGTCGTTTAAGGGTTTAGTTGGCCCTTTAGTAGCTTTAGGAAGTGCAACGGCTGTATTTAAAACATTAAGTACAAGTTTCAGAGTATTAGCAGAACGAGAGGCCGATTTTGCAACGTTAGCGAATGGATTAACTCGCGTTAGTACTGACGCACCGAAAGCGGCGAAAGCTCTTAGGGCAATGGCTGACGAACTAGGTTTTGAAACTTTATTTGATGAAAAAGCATTTCAAAAAGGTTTTGCATTATTAACCAGTTTTAAAAATATTGGGATTGAATCTTATGGGCGGGTAGCAGAAACGGCGGCTGATTTAGCACAAATAAACCAAGTTGATTTAAAAAGTTCTTTCTTACAGTTAGCAAAGGCTTTAAGTGATCCGACAAGAGGACTAACGGCCTTGTCTCGTTCAGGTGTGATATTCACAGAAACGCAACGAGAAATGATTCTTGAGTTGCATAAATCAGGGCAAGAGATGGAGGCGCAAGCCGCAATCTTAAAGATCGTTGAGGGTAGTTATAAAGGCGCGGCAAGATCAGCAGCGGAGGGTTTAGCAGGTGCTTTCGATACGTTAGGGCAAAAGGTAAGGGACTTTAACGAGGCATTAGGTGGGGCGGCTGAGCCTTTTATGGAACCATTAGTAGAGGCAACTACTGAAGTATTCGACGTTGTGACGGATGGATTAAATGCAATTAGTGATGATATGGTCGTTTTTGCAAAAAATATAGAGATCGCGTTAAAACCTGTTTTTAAATGGTTAATTGAAAATCTAAAAAATATTCTTAATTGGTTTGATCAACTTTTCGCAACGCAAAGAAATTTAAGGGAAATACAAATAAAAGAAGGCGATGGAGAATTTCAAAAAATTAGAAAAGATTTATTTGCACAAGCGGAAAAAAACGCATTGGAAAGATTTAGAGAAGAAACAAAACTAAAGGCAGGGGACACATTCAGATACGGCGGTTTTAAAAGGACAATAAAAGAAGGTGATCCGTTAATTGGTCAAAATATTTTTAACCCTGCTGATTTTGCAGGGAAAATAAAAGAGATGCGTAATGAGGAATTTAATTCTCTAGTTGCTGACTATGTTGAAAACGTGTTAGGGATGGGAGCTGTTAAACCAAAAATAGAAGATATAAACTTAACTTTTGAAGATCAAATAACTACTTTAGAAGGTTTAAAAGGTGTTACTGATGACGCTGGTGAATCGTTGGAAAAGACTTTTGGTGAAGATTTTAAATCAAAGATTGACGCTTTTGGTGAATCACTGCAAAGCATGGGGGAAATGGTAGGCGATACTGTAGTTCGGGCATTTA